GCACTGAGTAGAGTACACCAGAAGCCTGGTGGAAGCGCAGAGGACTGCGGAGCAGTTATGATATAGTCTGATCTGCATGGCAACATGCAGCTATTAACCAAGATCGGAGATCAAATGGAAATCTGGAAGGATTTTGACGGGGATTACGAAGTTTCGAATATGGGACAGGTTCGTAGTGTCACACGCATAGTTAAAAGCACTTTTGGTGGTGAGTATATTAAGCCTGGTAGAATCTTGAAGCAATCTGATAATGGTGAAGGTTACGCACAAGTTGGTATTTGCAAGGACGGTAAAAAGAAGACAGAGCGCGTCCATCGACTTGTTGCGATTATGTTCATACCTAATCCTCAGAAGTTGCCAAAAGTAAACCACAAGGATACTAATAAGCGCAACAATTGTGCTGATAATCTTGAGTGGTGTACCCAACTATTTAATGTAACTCACGCCAAGGTTCATGGCTTAATGCGTAAGGGTGAAACAGCTGTAAGTAGTGTGCTAACAGCTGATGCTGTACGTGATATAAAAAATTTAATGAAAGCTGGTTGCTCAAACAGACAACTGGCAGATACCTTTGGCGTGCACCCTGGCACTATAAACTGTATTCGAACTGGACGTAATTGGTCACATATAGAGAGTGATTAGCGACCACTTTAAACACATTGGCATACTACTTTGACTTTAGAGGACGGAAGTATCCAACCACTGCGTATCTACATGAACAAGGATCAGACCTTGCCCGTGGATTACTTCTTAGAGGAGATAAAAAGCGTATTGGTAAAGAGGGTTTCTTCTGGCTTATGGTATCAGCTGCAAGCAATTGGGCGGGAGATGCGGGTCGAATGGATAACGCCAAAACAGATAAGATTCCTATCAAAGATCGATTCGAGTGGGCTCAAGACAACGAAGATATACTCCTCTCATACGCTGAAAGGCCCAAGGTAAATCAAGGCTGGATGAAAGCTGACAAGCCTTGGCAGTTCTTAGCGGCATGTTTTGAGATCATGAAGTTCAGAATCTGGCAAGGCTCTATTGGTGACTTTGACAGTTACGACTATGAGTCACATCTCGAGTGCTATATAGATGGCTCGAATAATGGTAGCCAGCACTTGTCAGCATTGACACGAGATGAGATCACTGCACCGCACGTCAACCTGGTTCCACTTGAGCTTCCAGGAGATTTGTACAAGTATGTCGCAGATCACGTATGGGGACATCTTGCTGACGTAATAAAGGCTTACTCAAAAGAAGAGATTGTGGAGATCAATCGGTACATTGACACAATCATTGACATGAAGAAGCAGATAACGGCAGCGGAGCCTAAGAGTGAGCGTAGAGCAGCCTTGGTGGAGGAGATAAAGGCTTACAAGAAAGAGCATGAAGCTTTGGCAGGAAAGTCATCTCCAATATTCTGGTTGAGAATCAAAGATGCTAAACAGCGTCGAAAAGTGGTCAAGAGAAATGTCATGACATTACCGTACGGAGGTACATCTTATGGCTTAGGCGAACAACAAATTTCTGATGCTAAGAAGCATAGTATTGATTTGTTATATCATCTTGAACACAAGTGGGGCGCCTACATGGGCCGCGAGGTCTATGACGACTGTCGTGTTTCGTTAGAACGGCCTATGCAATTACTGGAGGTGTTTGAAGCAGCTGGAAGAAAAGCTGAGTTGGAGAAAAGGTTCCTCAGTTGGACAGTGCCTGTAACAGGGTTTCCAGTTGTACAGCACTACACTGAAGGCGTTACAAAGAAGATATGGGTGCAATATGGCCCGAAGCTAGGGGAGAAGAAGCCGTGTAACCACTATGAGAATACACTGCAGATCGCAGTATGCTTCATTGAAGACACTGTTCCGTCAAAAGGCAAACAAGCTCAAGGTGCAAGTCCTAATGCGATTCACAGCTTAGATGCTGCACATTTGATGCTTACAGTCTCTCGTGTTGATTTTCCTATCACCACGATTCATGACTCTTTCGGTTGTTTATTAGCCGACATGCCTGTATTGTTTAGAACTATACGTGAAACATTCGTAGAACTCTATCAGTCAGATCCTTTAACTAGTCTCATGCGAGACATCGAAGGTGACCTGAGCTCAGTGCAGCTTGGGACACTTGACATTACTCTTGTGCTAGACTCTGAATATTGCTTTGTATGAACATCACACGCACCTCAATACACACTGGTATCAAGCGTACAATTGACTTGAATGTCACAGAAGAGCAATACAAACTCTGGGAGACTGGCGGAGCGTTGATACAGAACGCCATGCCACAACTCAGTGCTGATGACCGTGAATTCATCCTGACAGGTTGTACTCCAGAAGAATGGGATGACCTTCATGACGAGCGCGACGGAATTTAATCCTCAATAGCGGCACTTCAGCTTTAAGTAGCTGGTAAATTAACCCATAATGGGTCTCTCAACTTTCAACTTTTTATATAACTATGTCATTACTCAACAATTGTGAACTCTGGTTTCTCCGCGCTGATGAAGCTCGCCCCAACAACAAATTCGATAAAGAGAACCCAACTTGGGAAGTCCAAATTCGCACTACCAGCAAGGAGCAGAAGAAGGAATGGGAAGCTCTCAATCTGAACATCAATCCTGAAGTTCCGGATGAAGGCCCTCCATTCTGGAAAGTGAACCTGAAGAAGGGTTCGAAGAAGAAAGATGGCTCTCCATCCGATTGCCCGCGTGTAGTTGACGGCGATCTCGAACCGATCGATCCATCTACAGTTGGAAATGGCTCTATTGGTAATGTTCGCATTTATCAATACGAGTTTCCCGGCAAAGATGGCAAAACTGCTGTAGGTACCCTGTTCATGGGTCTGCAAGTAACTACTCTGGTCGAATTTGAGCGCAAGCCACGTGAAGAGTTTGCCAAAACGACTACCAAACGTATCCCAGTAGGTGCACCAGACGCGCCTGCTCACGACGACGCTGCATTCTAATCAACCACATCAAGCTACCCTTCGGGGTAGCTTAAAAATTCAATGACAAAGTTTCGCTTCGATTTTTACAAAGACGCCAACATGGGCTGTTATGGCTTTACAAGACTTCTTCAGAATGTCTTCGATGTCCATGTCATAGATCCATGTTGGGTTGTTGCAACAAATGAAGACACAGATGAGAAGACAGCTATCACCACAACTGACCAGCTTGAAGCCTTTCGAATTGGCCTTGAACGTGCAGCCGCATGGGTACCTGAAAAGTCAAAGAAAGACCATATTAACCCATCTCACTACAAGGGCTTCTTTGTAATCCCTGAGATGCAGTTTGAGCTTCAATGGCTGGAGCATATTCAGTATCTCCCTCGATTTCGTAATCCAGAGTGTATGAAAGCAGCTGTTGAGATACAAATCCGAAAGTACCTCGATCGTCTTGGCGGAAAAGACAGTGAGCTTCAAGAGCTGAAGAAATCTATTTGGTATGCTAAATTCTTAGCTGCCTATATTGCAAACGGTAACAAGCCAATCCGAATTGCAGATATCGATAAACTATTGGCATAGTGAGTTACAATGCCCCGTTATGTTGTTGACATTGAGACTGATGGTCTCTTGATGGAATGTACGCGTATGTGGGTGATGGTTGCATACGATCTGGACACCCACATGTCAGAGTATTGGCTGGAGGGCGACTTAGGATGGATGGATAAGCTGAAAGACGCTAAGTTGTTCATTGGCCACAACGTCCTGGGTTTTGACCTTTTTGTGTTGAAGAAACTGTTTGGGTTTGAGTTGCCAAAAGATTGCCGAGTGCATGACACAATGATCATGTCTCAGATTCTAGACTACAGACGTTTTGGCATGGATGGTCACAGTCTTGCAAGGTGGATGGAGCACTTCGGCGAGAAGAAGGTTGAGATCACTGACTGGTCTTACTTTGATGAAGTCAAGCTACATCGTTGTATAACAGACGTTTCAGGCAACGTTCAAGCTTATCACGACCTTGTTCAAGAGTATAGTGAGCTTGCTGGTAAGATGCCAATGCTTAAACACTACATGCTTGCTGAACATGCTGCTGCTAAGTGGAGCACACAAGCACAACTACATGGGTGGCCATTCGATAAGAGTGGAGCTGAAGTGCTTGAAGTACAGCTCTCTGCAAAGATGCAAGAAGCTTACACAGCATTGTCAGCACGGCTTGGGACTAAAACTGTTCCATACGACAAGGCTAAGGGTGAGGTTGAGCCTAAGAAGCCTAAGTGGACCAAGGCAGGTTGCTATGATGCACATACCGCACGATGGTTTGATATAGACCCTTATTCAGGATTTGAGGGTGAAGAGCGAATGGTTGAAGGACCGTACAGTCGTGTGACCTTTGAACCCTTATCGCTTGACTCTGTAGCTGACGTAAAGGTATTCCTGTTTAGAAACGGGTGGGTTCCTACAGAGTTCAACATGAAGGATGACCCTGCACATCCTGGACGTAAGATTCAAGGTTCTCCAAAGATCACTGAAGACAGTCTTGAGTTTCTAGGCGGTGATGGTAAACTCTACACAGAGTTTTTGACAGCAAAAGCTCGACATAGTATTCTTAAAACTTGGCTTTTAAACACAGACTCACAGGGGATGCTTCATGGAGATTGTATGGTTATCGGCACTCCTTCTATGCGCACTCGTCACAGCATTATCGTTAATGTACCTGGTGCGGATAGTGCGTGGGGTAAGGAAATGCGTTCTCTCTTCGGAGCCTTGCCCGGTTGGTCTCTTATCGGCTGTGACTCAGCTGGTAATCAAGCTCGAGGATTGGCTCATTATCTTGGTGATGCTGAATTTATCGATATCCTTCTCAATGGCGATATCCATCAGTACAATGCTGACATACTGACAGACATCGTGAGAGGAATGGGAGCTAAATATAAAGACTTCGTAGTCAAGCGCTCCCAAGCTAAGCGTATTTTGTACGCTTTCCTATTCGGTGCTTCAGGTGCTAAGTTGTGGAGTTACATCTTCGGAGTGTTGGACAAGAAACAAGGACAGGTGCTGAAAAATGGGTTTATTAAAGCGGTTCCAGGATTTAAGAGCCTACTGGAAAAACTTGAAAATATCTACGGAAGCACATCACAGATGGGCTACGGCTACATACCTTCTATTGTTGGTAATCGGATTTACGTCGATAGTTTTCATAAGCTATTGGTGTACTTATTGCAGTCGCTAGAGAAGATTACCTGTGCCACTGCCTTAATGTTGACAGCTGAAGGCTTGGAACGCGAAGGCATCCCGTATGTGCCTTGCATCTTCTATCATGATGAAATCGACTTCATGGTTCCAGATGAGTTTGCAGAACGCGCTGCACAGATCGGGAAGGCAAGCTTTAAAGATGGTCCAGCCCTGTATGGTATCACTATCATGGATGGCGAGGCAAAGATTGGCAAAAACTGGTATGAGGTGCACTAATGATTAAGCTTGGTAATACAGTTAACGAGATTGTTGCGAATGGACGACTGACACCAGAGCTTCAAAAGCTTGTGTTAGGCTACTACGAGGGGCTTCGAAAAGAGTGGCCTTATGAATTGAATGCTGATATTGCATTCATGTCAGATCTGGTACATGGCACATTCAGATTCGGTGGTTACCTCTATCTTATTGAGGATACCGATGAGAGTTTCCACGAGATGTGCATGATGTGTGGTTGTGATGATGTTCGTAGAGAAGCAGCTGGAAACGGCTTTGATGTTGCACAGTATCTAGACAGCACAAAAACTTCAGCAGTCCTCGGAATGGTTACGAACCCTGATGGCGGTAGCTTGTTCTTAATGTCAAGCGAGCTGCTTGCAAAGTACCCTGGGATTGCATTTACAATTGATCATGGATTTGATTGGATGAAATGAAAGAATACGCAGTTCTCATTAAATTCAAGTCTACTGGTGGTGCATGGAGTAAGCCTTACACTTACAAGTCGCACGAACCTGTTAATGCAGGTGACGTTGCAGTAGTGCCACAGTATGACTTCTTTGCTGTCGGACAGGTAGTGTCCTGTCACGATGTCTACAAGTTCAATCCCGATATTGAGTACAAATTTATAAAGTGCATCGTATGAACAAGCAACAATTCTTTCTCATGTGTCTGATAGAAGAGCTGACAGAAGCCGCGAAGGAGTTCACAAAGTGTGTGAAGTTCACACCAGACCATCGCTACCATGGCTACGAGAAAAACAACATTGAGCGCGCTCAGTTCGAGGTTGCCGATATCTACGCAGTTGCTGACATCCTGCACGAGATGGGTATTGAGACTGGTTTCAAAGTACCCTTGACGATGTGTCCAGATATGGCATTCAAGTTCAAAGAGAAGCGTGTTCGAACACTTGAATCGTGGGATATCGCTGAAGAACTGGCCGCAAGGGAGACGTTGCGACGGTTGGAAACCAAAAGAGAGGCTGAGGCAATAAATGCACTTGATCATTGATGGAGATGTTCTAGCGTATCAGTCCTGTAAGCCAAGATGGGAACAGAAAGTTAAAAAGACTGGTACTCATTTTGTGTCATTGGATGACCACGGTAAGAAGATCCCTCTCGAATTCACCAAACGAGAAAATCAGATCTACCTAGAGCAGTCATGGGACAACTTCCAGGAAGACCTTGAGAAACTAAAAGAAACACTCTTCACAAGTGACACCTTAATGGCTGTTAAGAGTGGTGCAAGCTTTAGAGATGAGATGTATCCAATCATCTTAAATGAAGATGGCACAAAAGCTTTAAGCGGCTACAAGGCAAATCGGTGGAAGCCTGAGGGTGCTCGTAATGAGTTCGTTCCAAGTTTACGAGAGCTTGCTATTTTTGACAACTTGGCAGTACCTGCCATTGGTGTAGAGGCTGATGACTTGTTGCGTATCTGGGCGAATCAAGCAAAGGCTGCAGGTGAAGATTACATCATCTGCTCCATTGACAAGGATTTGCATTGTATACCTGGCAAGCATTGGCTAATGGCTAAGAAGAAGCTTATTACAGTTTCTCCTGAAGAAGCTATGCGCCATTACTACGAGCAGCTGCTAAAGGGTGATCCTACAGATAACATCCCTGGAGTGCCGCGACTAGGTGATGTTAAGGCTGCACGACTGGTTGAAGGTATCACGAGCGAAGAAGAACTTCAAAAGTGTGTCGTTGAACAGTACCTGATGGCATACGGTGAGGATAAGTGGTATGAGTATCTACTTGCTAACGGCAAGATGATTCACCTACAGCGATTTCCAAATGATTTCTTCAATTTTAACGAATGGCCAATTGTACAGGAGCTCCTATGATTAGATACAAAACAGAGGCTACATTGCTACTTGACAAGGGTTGCCTAAACGCTGCAGCAATTTGGTACGTTGTAGATTCTGGTGAGTTTACGATCATGCAATCAAATCAGAAGGTTACACTAACGTATGGACAGCTGCAGGATCTTGTCAAGATGGCTCCAGAGATTTCCAAAGATATTGGCAGGAGTATCACGTGAGTGATCGAGAGCGTTGCGGCGATTGCAAGCATTGTGAAGCTTTCAAATATGTTTGGACTTGCACTTACTCTGTTCCTTACTGGGCACTGCCTAATCCTATTGTAGAGCCAATGAAGTTAATAACTTGTCCGACTTATGAAGAGAGACCACTAAATGAGCGAATTGAAGCCATCAATCAACGGCATGCTTGAAGTTGCAAAAGAGATGGGCCTAGATCATCTCGCAGAAGCCTACCACAACTACATGAATCACTATGATTGTTTCTTTCTCATTGAGAAGTTTCATGAGCAGTTGAAGTCGTTTGTGGAAGAGATGGTTGAAATTGGTCTTGTACTGCGCTCAGATGACGGCGAACTTAACTTTGCAGATCTGACAATTACACAATCACTGAAAATGAAAGAGGAGTATGAAATTCGAAGGAACGCTGCCAACGGCGAAAAGCCCGACTGTTAAGTTTACGAACACAGCAGGACCGAATGGTCATTGGGATTTTCCAGAACAGATGGGCAACGGAGTAGGCTTCATATACGTGATATATGACACTTACCTGAATCGTGGATATCTTGGAAAGAAGCAATTTTTAGGTGCTGGCCAGCTTAATAAAGGTAAGGAGTCAAACTGGAAGAAGTACACATCGTCTTCTCCAGTCCTCAATGAGCTTATCAAGGTTAGACCACGTGAAGAGTTTGAGTTTATATGTCTTGAGCAGTACAAGTCCAAGGGCACGTTGTCTTACTCAGAAACGTGGTCTCTGTGTCTTATCGAAGCTCCCACTACTCGTGAGTGGTACAACACACTTATTGAGAAGGTCTCTTGGCCTGTAAAAGAGCCAATTTCAGAACGTCACAAGGAAAGGTTATCAGCCGTATGCCAAAGGATTATTCAAAAGAGAACGGGTTCTTCGCTGTCCTTAATCTCATCTTAACTATTGCTGCATTTTGCACAATAATCATTTCAGGTTTTCATCTGTATGACAATGGAGTGAAGGATAGTGCAGACCTGATTCTGCTACTTGTTGTCCTCGCAATGTCAGCGAAACTTACAGAGGCATCTAATGGGAAAGATAATCAAGAGTAATCTTGCATGCTTGGATTCGTCTTGTGGGTCATCTGACGCACGTAGGCTATATGAGGACGGTACATCGTATTGTTTCTCTTGTAGGGCATTCTTCAAGCGGCAAGAAGGTGAGTCTCTTGAGCCAGACCCACCTACGAAATCAGATGCATTTGTGAAACAAACTCGTGTAGAAGACATCAAAGAGTTTCCCACGAGAGGCTTCAAGGAACGAGGCATCACAAAAGACATTGCAGAGTTCTATGGAGTCAAGTGTTCTTACAACTCTGATGGTGAGATTGATACGCATTATTACCCCTACGATGAGGGTAAGGCCTACAAGATACGCAAGCTTCCTAAAGAGTTTGTGTGGCAAGGAAAGTCTACTGACTTGTTCGGACGTCATCTGTTTCCAGGTGGTGGTAAGCGTATCATACTCGCTGAAGGTGAGATCGATACTCTGAGCTTGGCACAAGCAAGCTTCGATAAGTACAAGCGCCACTATCCTGTAGTGGGTCTGTCATCGTCAGTCATGACTAAGTCAATTCTTGAAAATAGAGAATGGCTTAGAACTTTCACAGAAGTCATTATCTTCTTTGACGATGATGAAGCTGGAAAGAAAGCGACTGAAGAAGCTGTCAAGATCATTGGCATTGATAAGGCTAAGATGGTTACGCTACCATCCGGCTGCAATGATGCAAATGATGTGCTCGTTAAAGGTGGCTTCAACAAACTGATGCAGTGTGTCTATGATGCACAACTGTGGTCACCTGCAGGTATCATTTCCAAAGAAGATATCTGGAAACAGATTACAGAGCGTAATGCGCTTGTGTCAGTCCCTTATCCACCATGTTTAGGCGGTGTGAATAAGAAGATCAAGGGCATGCGTCTTGGTGAGATTGCCTTGCTGATCAGTGGTACAGGTTCTGGTAAGTCAACAGTGATTCGAGAGATTGAACTGCACTTACTTGACAATACACCAAAGACTGACAGGATTGGTGTCATCTCGCTTGAAGAGTCACCAGGAGAAACAGGCATCAAGCTCTCAGGCATGATGCTCAACAAGAATCCTTCTCATACGGAGATTCCTGATGAAGAACTTAAAGTCGGATTTGACAAAGTGTTCGGAGATGATCGGTTGGTGGTTCTTGACCATCAGGGTTCGATCAAGGATGATTCTATCGTCGATCAACTGGAGTATATGTGTCTCGTTGGTTGCAAGTATCTTTTTATCGATCACATTACTATTCTTGTTTCGGAAGGAGCTGATGGGCTTACTGGGAACGAGGCTATAGACAAGATCATGAATGACTTGCTACGACTTGTAAAGCGCCACAACGTGTTTATCGGTCTTGTAAGTCACCTTCGAAAGGCACCAACTGGTGGTAAGTCTTTTGAAGAGGGCAAGCTACCATCAATTGATGATATTCGCGGTAGTGGTAGTATCAAGCAAGTGTCTTTTGATATTATTGCCTTTGCTCGTGATATGACACATGCAGATGAGAAGGTTCGAAATACCATCAAGATGTCAGTTTTGAAAAGCCGAACGATGGCACTGACCGGCCCTGTCCAGGGTGCTGTTTACAACAATGTAACTGGGCGTCTTTCATTAGAAGGTCCAGCTGACGACTTCCTCAAAATTTAAGGACCACATGATTAGTAAAGATAAGGTAAAGATTGACTTGAGCAGAGATGCATTGTTTGATGAAATGGGACTGCGACGGTTACGCGAGTCTTACATGCGTCCAGAAGAGAAATCTCCACAAGAGCGTTACTCGTATGTTGCGCGGGCATTGGGTAGCAATCCGGAACATGCTCAACGGCTTTATGATTACGCAAGTAAGCACTGGCTGAGCTTCTCCACACCTATCCTGTCTTATGGGACATCAAAGCGTGGACTACCTATTTCCTGTTACCTATCGTACATTGATGACAGCGCAGAAGGCTTGGTAGCAGCACTGTCTGAAGTTGCGTGGCTGTCAATGCTTGGAGGCGGCGTAGGTATCGGAATTGGTATTCGCTCTGAAGATAACAAGTCTGTTGGTGTAATGCCACACTTGAAAGTTTATGAAGCAGAGTCATTGGCGTATCGGCAGGGAAAGACACGTCGTGGTTCATTTGCAGCATACCTCTCGATTGATCATCCAAATATCAAGCAGTTCATTGATATGAGAAAACCTACAGGCGACACCAACCAGCGTTGTCTTGAGCTTCATCATGGAGTGAACGTGACTAACAAATTCATGCAAGTTATTGAGAACTGTATGAAGGATGTTGACTTTGATGATTCTTGGCCGTTGATCGATCCACATAGTGGTGAAGTCAAAGAAGTTGTTTCTGCAAAGCATCTATGGGAGAGTATTCTTGAAACACGCATGCGCACCGGCGAACCGTATCTGCACTTTATTGATGCCAGTAACCGTGGACTGCCTCAGTACCAGAAAGACCTCGGATTATCGATTAAGCAATCGAACATCTGTACCGAGATTACTTTGGCCACAGACATGGAGCGCACAGCAGTCTGCTGCTTATCCTCGCCAAACCTGGTGTACTGGGACGAGTATAAAGACAATTACCAGTTCTTTAAAGACGTCGCCGAACTGCTTGACAACGCCTTGACGGTCTTCATCAACAAGGCTCCTAAGTCTGTTGCAAGAGCTGTTCATAGTGCGAAGCGAGAGCGTGCTATTGGAATTGGATCTTTAGGCTTTCATGCTTATCTGCAGAAGCACAACATTCCGTTTGAGTCTCCGATGGCTGTTGGAATCAATAAGCAGATCTTCAGGACCATGCGGAACTGGTTAGACATTGCTAACAAGGAACTAGCCAACGAACGAGGAGAATGTCCAGATGGTAAAGGATATGGTGTACGCTTCAGTCATATGGTGTCAATTGCACCAAATGCCTCGTCATCCATCATTATGGGAAATACGTCACCAAGCGTTGAGCCCTTCCGTGGAAATGCATATCGTCAAGACACCCTCTCAGGTGCGTTCCTCAACAAGAACCCGTACCTTGATAAAATACTCAAAGGACGACTTGATGAGAAGGCGTATGGAAGTGCTTGGCACACTGTTATTGCAAGTGCTGGAAGTGTCGCAGCATTACATGCAGAAGGTATCCTCTCGGACTGGGAAAAAGATGTCTTTAAAACAGCGACGGAAATTGATCAACAGTGGGTGATTCAGCATGCTGCAGATCGTCAGGAGTTTATTGATCAAGCACAGTCGATTAACTTGTTCTTCAAGGCGGGCGCAAGTCTTGATTATCTACACCACGTGCATTATGAGGCATGGAAGAAGGGTCTGAAAACTCTTTACTACTGCCGTTCTGACAAAATCTATCATGGAGAGTCAATGAACAAAAACATCAAACGTGTCAAAATTGAGTTCCAGAAAACAACTGAAGAAGGGTGCCTCGCCTGTGAATAAAGATGTATTTGGTGAACGCGAGTCGTTCAAGCCTTTCAACTACCCTTGGGCCTACGACACATGGCTCGAACATGAACAGATGCATTGGATCAGTCGTGAAGTGCCTCTGCACGAAGACGTGAGAGACTGGAACAATCGTCTGTCAGCTGAAGATGTCAAGTTCCTTACTGATGTGTTTCTTTTGTTTACACAAAGTGATATTGATGTTGCTAATGGCTACATTCGGGACTACCTGCCACACTTCAAGCAACCAGAGATTCGAATGATGTTGTTGGGCTTTGCTGCACGAGAAGCAACCCATATCGATGCATACTCATACTTGATTGAGACATTGGGGAAGCCTGACAGCTTCTACAGTGAGTTCTTGAATGTACCAGTGATGCGTGAGAAGCACAAGTTCTTTGAGAAGGTTGTCAACAACTCTCGAAAGAAAGAAGCACTGCCAATTCAGATTGCAGGCATCAG